TAAGCATGTGCGCCCGCAACAAGCGAACTGGGGCGGGTAATGTTGCCCAGAACTAGTGGCACACCTGCGGCGAGGCTTGCACGTAGCGCTAGATATTGGCGTAGGGAAGCACAGAGGCTAGAGGAAGAACTAGCAGTAGCTAAGAGCACTACAGCAGAACTAGAAGGGGAATTTGAGCGCGCTAGGTTCCGTGCTACCGAGCGGCGTTTGTGGCTAGAGATAGCACAGAAGGGACTAACGGAATTAAGGGGCGGGGATAATGTCTAATACAATAGGCCCTACCGGGGTACCACCTGTGGGGCTGATACGGTTCTACTGCAACTACTGCAAGCGGGCTGTAGCGGATACTTTGCCTAGGGCCCAGGTACAGTGTCCTAAGGGGCATAAGTGCGTAATACTGCCATCTGCACCCACTAGCGAGGCGATCAGAAAGAATCTTAAGAAATAGCTTGACAACAGGCTAGAACTAGTACATACTGGTATCAAGCAAACAAACACAGGAGCAATAATATGGCAGATGTAATGATGACCAGCAGGAACACTACGGAAAGCGGAAACGCTGTAGATGCAGCGATAGACGCAGGGGCGCTCTTTGAGGTGCATAGTACACCTATGGAAATAGAGGGCGGATTTGTACCGACTATCCATGGAGGCATGTATGAGGGCCAACCAATGCGTAAGGTTACCTACCGGGAAATGGATAACGGATCTAAGAAAGTGCTTAATATTGCGCACCCTAGCTTCCCAGAATCTAACTACTTGCAGGTAGTCGAAACGGCTGAAGCGCTCTTTCCTGATAGCACTACTAATATGGTAGTCCTAGAGGATGGCGGGCGGCTCTTGTTCTCACAGGAGATAGGCGAGGCTATCGACCTAGGAAACGGGGACGAGATTAAGCCTAGCCTACTGTGGACGGCTTCCCTAGATTCCACATGGGCTACCGGATGCCACGGGCTAGCGGAGCGGGCTTTCTGCTCTAATCAGCTACCTTTGGCGAAGGTGCATATGATGGCACGCAGAACCATTAATCATGATTCTACCCTTGCCTACCGTGCGCAGATTCTTGCAGGCGTAATGGATCAAATAGAGGTGTTCGTACAGAACGTGTCTACGCTGCGGGGCATTACCCTTAGCAAGTCACAGTTTGACACCATTATTAGCAAGATTCTACCTGCACCTGCGGACGACGCACACGGTAAGACGGTTAACGCTTATGCTAAGAAGATGGCGGCGGTAAACTACTACTATGGCGAGGAAGCGGGCGGACCAGCGGCGGGCACTGCATGGGCGGCATTTAACGCTATACAGTCTGCGGAATCACACAGCTTTACAGAGGGCAAGAATCAAATACGGAAACAAGCGGATATAATCATTAAAGAGGACCAGCCGCTTACAGTGGAAATGGAAAGGGCATGTTTGGCACTAGCCTAAAGGGTTGCTAGCCTAGGGCCCTATCCTTAACGGGATAGGGCCCTATAGGCGTTTCTAAGAAAGTTTAAGAAACCTCTTGACAAGAGGCTAGAAAGAGTGCATAATAAACACATGGCAACAACAACAAACACCAGCAACGGCGAAGCGCAAACATTCTGGGAGACGGACTTTAGGCCTCCTCACAAGGCACACGCTAGCAAAGAGTGCTGCGAGGCTACCGCTAAAGCCACATTTAACCGTATGAGCATAACGGCTAGGGAGTTTGTCGGGACACCAGCAACGGCCTATGAATCAGACCCTAGGTTCACTGCAAACCGTGCCAAATGCAAGAAGTGCTGTTAAAGACTAGCCTAGGGTCCTATCCTTAACGGGATAGGGCCCTATAGGCGTTTCTAGGAAAGGGGCGTAATGAAGGATAGGGAAAAGAGCTATCTTGATAACGAGGCGTTAGGGGCGTCTACAGCGCTTGATAGTGCGCTTTATGCGTGCAACCATAGCTGGCACCCCGCATTAGATATGATGTCGCGGGTATACGACCAAAATGTAACCTTCTTTGAAGATCAAGTATTAGCCATGCTACGGCGACAAGAAAGCATGATTATTACGGAATGGCAACAAGAGCGGCTAGATAGGCAAATGATGGCGTACAAGGAGCGCAATAATGCGTAATGCAGTATGGGGCTTGTATTGGCTCCTTATGTTCGGGCTTGACAAGGGGCGAGAAAGTGCGCATAATGAACCTATGAGCATAACCATTAACCCAGAACTTGCTAGGCCAGACTATTTCGCTATCCAGTGCGGATGCGGGGAGCACACTTTCGTAACTACGGCTACTTATGACGAGGCTGTGGCGCTGTACCGCAAAGAGGACACGGTGCCATGCTGCGACGCTTACGGCGATACACCTAGCATCGTAGCCATGTGGGATAACGAGGGGCCCTGGGTAAACGTATCTAACAACAATGCGGTAGGCATCTTTGAGCGGCTAGGCGTGGAGTTCGATTACTGCGGGTCTATGAGTGCTGCGGATATGCTAGGGAAAGCTATGGTCGCTAATGTCGGTGGGGACGATAGCGGTACTGATACGGTGCAGGATGGCAATATGATACACTGCGGGCTACGTGCAGGCTACTACGAACAGAAGATGGACGAGATAGCTGCGGTAGCACAGTGGGCAATAGACAACGATGTAGATAACGTAACCTGGGGCTAGAGAAAGAGGTAAGGTAATGGCAAGACGCAGAGGTAAGGGCATCGTACTACCGGCTAGGGATGGCTGGACGTATGAGTTAGAGCTAGACATACCAGGTAAGCGGTACAAGCTTACACCTGGGCGAGAGTTTAAGGTACGAGGCGAGAGAGCCGCTAAATTCCGATTTAAAGAGGCTGTTACCACAGAGTACGGCGATACGTGGGTAACATGCTACGGCGGGGCTAACGGCTATGGTGCTAGTAGGAGCTTCCCTATAGACCAGATAACGTGGGTATCTAAGAATCTACCCCGCAAGTAGCACAGATACGGGATTTAGACTTATACTCTTATAGAAGTAGGGACGTATATAAACTAACCGCTGGCTGTGGCCGATGTGCACACTACGTTAGTATCGTCCCTACTTTACTGCGTTTGAGGCGAGGCTATGACGGCTAGAGCGTGCAATATTACCGGGTGCTTAGAGGTGTCTAGGGTAGGCTTATCAAGATGCCCTGAACACTATGCAGATATGGAACGAGCTAGAGCGCTACGAGGTGCTAAGCAGGCGTATAACAGACGTAGGTCTGCGGGGGGTAATGGTGCTGCATCTAGGCTAAGGTACAAGGTGCGCCGTAAGGGCGGCATCTGTGTACAATGCGGGGTACGGTATGCTCCAGACGGGGTAGAAGTAGATCACATTGTACCTTTGTGGAATAATGGCAAAGATGACGAGGGTAACGTGCAACTACTGTGTATACTAGATCACAGGGCAAAGACGAGGCGGGAAGCGGCCGAACGTCGTAAGGTGCAGTTAGGGCGCTAGGGGCGGGTATGGGGGTAGGGCCCATAGAGGGCTATGCCCCCCCTGTCCCCCCACCTAGGAAATTGAATATGGTCCTAGTTGGCAGGGTTCCTTAGTGGGCGATTTATTTAAGGCGGGTTTAGCATGGGGAATAGGGCCAAAGCCCCACAGGTGCGACAAGGTAACGCAAACACTACAGTACCGGTAGAGACTTCGGTATTGGGTAATGTTATGCTATTTGACTTGCCGGAACTACCGGCGACGCTTGCGGAACTAGGGTTTAACGATAAGACGTATGCTACTACGCTATGGGACGATATATGGCAAACGGGGCACGGGTTCTACCGTGAATCTACAGACAAGTATATTATAGAACGGTATGTAGGCTTGCAGGTACGGCGGGCTAAGCTTATAGCGCTCTTAGAGATAGAGGGCTACGTTACGTTAGGGTCGCAAGGGCAAGAAGTTGCGCATCCTGCGGCGAGGCTGTTAAACGATGTAGAGGGTAAGCTACCTGCACTAGAGGATAGGCTAGGGCTTAGCCCAGAAGCGAGGCTCCGGTTAGGTTTAGCTGCGGCGGAAACTAAGAGTAAGCTAGATGCGTTTATTGATGATGAACCAATAGCTTGACACTGTGGAGAATCTGAGCGATACTAAATGCATGGCAACAACCACAGACATACCAACTACACCAGAGACCGCAGTGCAGGAAGTGCGCTTTAATGACGTGCCTAAAGAAGATTGGGCTTCAGATGCGGGATATTGGGATTACCTAAATGCAGTTTGGGAAGGTAGTAACTCTTTGGTACTTACCCTTGCAAGCTGGAAGATTTACGGATAGACCAGCCAATAGCTTGTACTTACGCTTGCAGGATGGCGGCTTTACCGCTAGACTGGATATATAACAACTACCCAGCCTGGGATGGCTACTCTTAGGTAGCCTCCCAGGTAGGCACCTTTATCGGTTAGGACAAGACGTGCCAACATGGGGCCCTATCGGGCAAGAAGTTTACGAGCGTACATATTCTAGGACTATGGCGGACGGTAACAAAGAGGAATGGTGCCATACTGTAGAGCGGGTTGTAGCGGGTAACATAGCTTTAGTACCGCACAGTTTGGCACCCGACGAGGACGAGGTTAACGAGCTTACACAGCTTATTCTAGATATGCGGGTTCTACCGGCGGGGCGGCATCTGTGGGCGAGCGGTGCAGATACTCAACTAGGGCTTTATAATTGTCACAGGGCAGGCTGGGACGTTACGCTATCGGGACACTCCACTTTTACGTTTAATGAGCTTATGCTGGGCGGCGGTGTAGGGACAAACTATAGCCAGAACTATCTAGACGAGGGCCCTAGGGTATCGCAAGTTGTTAGCTTTCTAGCGGTTATGGATACTGTGCACCCAGACTTTAGCGAGTGTGACGCTACTGCACGGTTTGACCATGGAGAGAAAGTAGTTTATCAAGTACGAGACAGTAGAGAAGGCTGGGTATTTGCGCTTAAGATGCTTATAGATGCGCATGTGCACGGGCCTACGGCGCTGTGTATGGACTTTAGTAGGGTGCGGGAACGAGGGGCGGCTATCCTAGGCTTTGGTGGCACAGCATCGGGACCAGGGCCACTAATCGAAATGCTGCACACTGTTAACGAAATGCTTAACGCTATTGTGGGCGATAAGCTAGACCCTATTACGGCTATGGAAATAGACCACGGTATAGCGGCTTGCGTTGTGGCGGGTAACGTGCGGCGTTCTGCTAGAATGTCGATACTGCATTGGGACGATGCGTTTATATTTGACTTTATCGGATGTAAGAGCGATCCTAGTGCGCACTGGTCTACGAACATTAGCGTAGAAATAGACGATAGTTTCTTTACGGCGTTGCAAGCGGGTGAAGAACATGCGGCACTAGTCCTTAAGGCGGTTAGTGCGGGCATGTTGGCTAACGGGGAGCCTGGCTTCTATAACTCTAGCCTTGCATCTGTGGGCGAGACGGGCGACGTAAGGGCTCCTAACCCATGTGGCGAGATAGCACTGGAGGCGTGGGAGCAGTGTTGTTTAGGGCATGTTAACCTAGCGGCTTTCGTAGACGATACTGCGGGGCTTATGCGGGCGTTCGAGCTTATCACTAGATACCTTATTAGGGCTACGTTTGCTAAGTCGTCTGACCCTAGGCAAGAGGCGGTTAAGAGCCGCAATAGGCGTATTGGTGTGGGGTTCTTCGGGTTTCATGATTGGGCGGCGCTGCATAAGGTTAAGTATTCCGATATAGTAGAGGACGAGACGCTTAGGCTTACTTTGGCTGCGGCTAAGGATAGGGTTAGCGCTGCGGCTGCGGAATACGCCACAGAGTTGGGTATACCGGTACCTATCAAGACTACTACCGTTGCGCCGACGGGCTCTATTGCTAAGCTACCGGGTGTGTCGGAGGGCATACAGCCACCTTATGCACGGTACTTTATACGGCGTGTGAGATATGCTAATACGGATGCTAAGCTTGCGGGGCTGATAGCTGCGGGCTACGAGACGGAACCCTGCATTTATACGGCTAATACTACTGTAGTATCTTTCCCTTGCAGGGAGGGCATAGTAGATAGCGTACCGGACGATATGGTACAGCAATCGGACGAGGTATCGGTAAGCGATTATCTAGAGGTGCAATCCTTTGTACAGCGTACATGGGCGGACAACGCTGTAAGCATTACGGCGAACATTAAACGAGAACATCATACGGCGGATAGCCTTGCGGGTTTACTGCACACATGGCTACCGTTTGTTAAGGGTACTACGGTAATGCCGGAGGACGGTAGACCACAAAGCCCATACGAGCGTATCACAGAGGAACAGTATTACGCTAGCGAGCTACGTAGCGTAGGGCAGGCTATGGACGATTGCGCTACGGGCGCTTGTCCTATACGATAAGGATTTACTTATGACTATTTCTAATGGTGCAGTAACTATTGCTGTTACCGAAGTTGCTATCTATGCTAATGTGGGCTCTAGTCCTGCAACGGTTAAGGTATCTAACGGCGCTGCGGGGCAGGCTGTGTATATTGGGGCTACCGGTCTAGCAGTTGCGGACGGATGGACCCTAGCATCGGATACTACAGAGTCTTTTCCGCTACCAGCGGGCAATACTCTTTACGGTATTGTTGCGGGAACTACACAGGTAGTTAAGTTTGTGGCTACACAGAACTAGAGTTTACCATAGCGTCTGGCTACAACTAGAGGTAATGTCTACCCTTGCCTAGTGTTAGTCCACTAGTAGACAACATTAGACTAGAGGGCGTAGGCGCTACCGTCCTCTAGTCATTTAGCGAGGCGGCATATATGGCAGGCGAGCCAGACTATATGACTAAGGGCCCTAGGATTACTAGGTTCTTTGAAACGTTCTTAACGCTTAACGGGTCCTTTGTGGGCCAACCATTTATACCGTTACCGTGGATGCGGGACCTTATTAACGATATCTTTAGGATTAATCCTGATACGGGGCGTAGACAGTACCGGACGTACCTGCTAGGCGTACCACGTAAGAACGCAAAGAGTACCATAGGTGCAGCTATTGCGGTTAATCAGCTTATTCTAGATAGGTCCGATGCGGAGCCACAGATTATAAGTGCTGCGGGCGATAGGGACCAGGCTAGGCTAGTCTTTAATATGGCAAAGCAGATGATACAGTCTAGTCCCGAGCTAGATTCTATCTGTACGATACACAAAAATCAAATTACTAATAACCAGACGGGCGGCGAATACAGGGTTGTATCTTCGGATAGCGGCGCTTCACATGGGCTTAACCCTAGTACAGTTATTGTGGATGAGTACCACGTACATAAGAAAGATGATCTATACGTAGCGCTTAACACAGGTTCAGCGATGCGTAACGAGCCGTTAACGATAGTGATATCTACGGCGGGCTTTGATTTGGATAGTCCTTTAGGGCAACTGTATCAGTATGGCAGGCGGGTAGAGTCGGGCGAGATGCAAGACGATGCGTTTGGCTTTACGTGGTATGGTCCTAAAGAGGACGAGGTATTTGATCCGTATGATGAGGCGGTGTGGGAACGCTTTAACCCTAGCTGGTCTATAATGAACGCTGACGAGTTTAGGAATACGGCTAAGCATACTGCGGAATCAGAGTTTATACGGTACCGGCTTAATGGTTGGACGGCTACTCAGGATGCGTGGCTACCTAACGGCGTTTGGGATACCTGCTATGATGCAGACAAGAAGCTAGAGCCTAACGATAGAATTATCGTAGGGTTTGATGGTGCGTTTAGCGGGGATTGTACTGCACTTGTCGGCGTGCGGGTAGAGGATTTGCATATAGAACCGTTAGCTTTGTGGGAGCGGCCTAGCGGGGAGAAAGCGTGGCGTACACCTGTTGCAGAAGTTGAGGATACTATACGAGATATTTGCGACAACTTTACGGTACAAGAGGTAGTAGCTGATCCTTATTTCTTTCAGGTGTCTTTACAGACGCTAGAGGACGAGGGTTACCCTATTGTAGAGTTTCCTACTAATGGTACTAGGATGGCTCAACCTACTAAGACGTTCTTTGATGCTGTGTTAGACGAGGAACTTAGCCATAATGGTAGCCCAGCGTTAGCTAGGCATGTGGCTAATACACAGCTTAAACAAGATTCTAGGGGCTCTAGGATTACTAAAGAGTATCGGTCTAGCACTAGACATATAGACTTAACGGTAGCCTCTGTTATAGCCCTGGGTAGGGCTAGGGCGTGGCGTGAACAAGAGCGCCAACCAGAAAGCAGGGTAATTATCTTATGAGGTCTAAAGTTATGGGTATTCTCTCTAACGTCTTTGCTTTGGCGGGCGGTGTATCTACTGCGGTAGGTGCGTACTTGTTGCATCCTGCGGCGCTACTTGTCCTACTAGGCATGTGCGCTGTAGTAATAGCTAACGTGCTTTCTAAGCTATCTAAGGCGGCGTAATGACGATTATAGATAGGATGCGCAGCGCTGTAGAGTTTAGAGGCGTGGACGCTAATATATCGTACTCAGATGTGTTTGGCAAGGGCCTAGATTTGTTTCTGGGTACGGGCACGTCTGCAGGCGTGGCGGTGACAACAAACACGGCGTTAGAGGTATCTACGGTGTACGCTTGTTTGCGTATCCTTTCCGAAGGTGTCTCTACCCTGCCACTAGATACTATGGTGCGGCGTAATGGGGTTCCTAGGCCGATACGTCCTAGGCCAGAATGGATTAGCTTTAAGCAGGGCCCTTACAATAAGATAGAGTCTATTGGGCAGATTATGACTAGTCTGCTCACGGACGGTAACGCTTATTTGGCTACTGTGCGGGATGTAGATGGGCTTATATTGTGGGTAGAAGTGCTAGATCCTAGTAAGGTAGAGCCGAAGCGGCTTAAAGACGGTACCTTTATCTACGAGATACAACAGGTTAACGGGTCTACTGCGGCGGTATCGGATCAAGATATTAAGCATATACGGGGCATGATGTTGCCGGGTGCTATTAAGGGGCTCTCGCCTATTAGCTATGCTAGCGAGACGATAGGTTTGGCGGCTGCGGCTACAGAGTTTGGCGGGGCGTTCTTTGGTAACGGTGCTGTACCGGGTTCTACTATTGAGGTACCGGGCGAGCTATCGGAGGTAGCCGCAAAGGTGCTTAAAGATACGTGGGAACAGGCGCACAGAGGCGTAGGGAACGGGCATCGTTTGGCGGTGCTCACAGAGGGCGCGAAATTTGCTAAGGTTACACTATCACCCGACGAAGCGCAATTCTTACAGACTAGATCCTTTCAGGTACCGGATATAGCTAGGTTCTATGGGGTTCCGTTGCACCTGCTTGCGCAAGAGGGTCCTACCTTTGGGGATTCCAATAGCGAGAACGGGGTAGCGTTTGTCCAGCATACGCTTAGGCCCTGGATAGAGCGTATCGAGGCTGCGTTTACGGACTTGCTAGAGACGGAATTTAGACAAGATGGCATATTTGTTAAGCTTAATGTAGATAGTTTGCTTAGAGGTAACCTAACGGAACGGTTAGGGGCGTGGTCTATTGGCGTTACACAGGGTATTTACACTATTAACGAGGTTAGACGCTGGGAAGCGCTACCACCTGTGGCGTGGGGAGACGAGCCTATATCGGTGCAGGTGCAGGGCGAGCCTAGCGCATCGGATGATTCTAGTACGGACGAGGATACGGGCCCTAAGGAGGGTAACTAATGAACGAAATACGTAACCATATGGTACCTGTAGAGGTTAGGGCGGACGGCGATAGCCTTGTAGCCTTTGGCTATGCAGCTAAGTTTAATGTTACTAGTCAGAATCTAGGCGGGTTTGTTGAGCGTATCGCACCTGGGACGTTTACGCAAACTGTGCAGGATGCAGATATTAGGGCGCTTTACAATCACGACGCTAACCTATTGCTAGGTCGCAATAAGGCGGGTACTTTGCGGGTTAGCGAGGACGCAGTAGGGCTTGCATATGAGATAGATTTGCCGGATACTACTGTGGGGCGGGATCTGGCGAGGCTTCTAGAGCGTGGGGACGTATCGGGCTCTAGCTTTGGCTTTAGGGTTATAGACGACGACTGGGGAGAGACAGACTCTGGGTTTCCTGTTCGTACCCTTAAGTCTGTGGCACTACGAGACGTGGGGCCCGTTACGTTTCCTGCTTATGTGGATGCGGATAGCGCTATTAGGTCGCTAGCTGTGGCACGTAACCTAGATATAGATATTCTTATTGCGGCTGCAAGGGCCGACAAACTTTCTTCCGCTCTTAGAGCGGATAGCAGCGATACAGAGGACGATAGTACGGGCCAGGCTACCCCTACCGGTACTTATCATAGGTCCTTTAATCGTTAGTTAGGCCAGTCTACCACTACCTAACGCTTTATACAACTACTTTCGCTACATTTGTAGCACTAGGGCCCTGGGAGGGCCTATTATTATGTCCAATATTCATACCGCTATTAAGCGTTCTTTCGAGGAACGGCGTAGCAATCAAGATAAGCTTCAGGGGCTGTACGAGGAAGCCGAAGGGCGAGAGCTCACGGCGGACGAGGCTGCAACAGAGGCTAACGTCCTAGAGGACTTGCGTAAGCTTGCCGACAAGGAACTAGAGCTTGTTGGACTTGCCGATAAGGAAAGCCGTATGGGCGATTATTTCGCTGATTCTGCGGCTTCGGGCGTCTCACAGGAACAGGCTAAAGAGGAACGGCGAGGGCTGGGTACGATCCTTAAGGGCATCGGTACCGGCGAGTATGCAGGAAGTCACAAGGTAGAGTTTCGTGACGATGTGGCACTTGTTACCGGTACCGGTACAGATGGCGCTGAACTAATCGAAACTGAGCTCAGCACTAATCTGATTGACTATTTGCAAGCTTCTGTTGGGGCTATGCGTGCAGGTGCACGGGTTATTAACACTACTAGCGGTAATCCCATTACCGTTCCTACTGTTACTAGCCATTCTAGTATTACACTAGAGGGCGAGACGGATACTATTGCACGTAGTGCACCACAGTTTAGCACAATAACGCTTAATTCGTTTAAGTATGCTTGTCTGGTGCAGGCTAGTCGTGAGCTCCTTGACGACGCTGCGTTTCCGTTTGTTCCGTTTGTTATGGAACAGGCGGCGGACGAGATTGCACGGCTTATAGGTACAGAGTTTATTACTGGTTCTGGTTCTGGTGCACCACAGGGTATTGATTTGGCTACTACCCTTTCGGTTACTAGTGCGTCTGCCACAGAATGGTCGGCGGACGAGCTAGTAAACGTGTACCACACCTTGACCGATAAGTACCGTCAGAATGCACAATGGATTCTTAATGACGGTACCGTGCAGGAATTGCGTAAGCTTAAAGACGGTTCCGGCCAGTACCTTTGGCAACCGGGCATGTCTGCGGGTCTAGTGGATATGCTTTATGGTAAGCCAGTTGTTACCGATAATGCTGTTATGGTTACCAGTACAGGTAACGAAAGTGTAATTTTTGGTGACGTTAGACGAGCCTATACCATCCGGCTTATTAACGGTTTGGACATTGCACGGAGCGACGATTTCGCGTTCGACACCGATATGGCCACCTGGCGCTTTGTGGCCAGGGTCGATGGCGCTATTGTGGACGAGAACGCTGTAGTTATCGGACACAACGCCTAATAGGAGGCTTATTATGGGTGCACGTTCTAACGTAGATTATGTTGCGGGGAGGACCTTTACCGATAGAGACGGCGTTATTCATGCTTCTGGCATGACTAAGGAGGTAATATCTACCGCAGTTAATCGACCTATGACACAGGACGAAAGCGGCTCTGTTGTTGTGGTTACGGCTGCGGATAAGGTTATTACTCTACCGGCTACTCAGCTAGGGCTAGAGTATACAGTTATGCTAGGTGCAGGCGGCTTGTCGTCCGGTACCGGGCTTTCTGTTAGCCCAGCGGCTGCGGACCAGATTATCGGTAACGGCTTTACTGTGGCAGACAATAAGGACGCCATTAACACAGGCTCTACCGATGTGGTCGGGGATTCCATTACCCTTCTAGGAGACGGTTCCGTCGGCTGGTATGTTGTTAATGTTACGGGTACATGGGCTAGAGAAGCCTAAATAATGTAATCAAGCTTAGGCTTGATTCCGACAAGGATAGTCCCTAGGGCCCTTTATGGGCTCTAGGGGCATATCCTCTTTAGCGCTAACGAGGCGGCAATAATGGCATATACTACGCTAGTCATAGTTAGAGCTATGGAGGGTATGGCAGACAATACAGTATTTACGGATGCTATCGTAAACGAGGGTATAGCATACGTTACAGAACTAATAGACATATATACGGGTACAAGTTGGGAAGCTAAGGCGTTCGATATTGACTTAAACGGGTCTAATTCTAGGGCTATTAGGCTCTTTGATCCGTTTACGGGGCGGCGTATTCTGTTCCCTAGGTCTATTACGGCGTGTACTGTGGATACGGTAGATCAAGCACCATTTACGGATTGGGCGCTGTTCCCAGAGGGCATTGTTGTATCGGATGACGATACCTTTACCTATACGGACCCAGGTAATAACGTAAACATTACGGGCACGGCGGGCGCTACTACTACTGCACCTGAGGATATACAACTAGCGGCGAGGACGCTAGCTAGACAGTACGCACTAGATACCCTTAGCAGGGTAGATGATAGGGCGGTTATGATGACTAACGACTTCGGTACGATTAGGCTATCGCAACCTGGGACTAAGTACCCTACGGGTATTCCGTTTATTGATGCTATCCTTAACAGGCGTAAGCATGTAGGTCCGGCGGTAGCGTAATGGCGGGTACCACGGCTGCGGCGCTTAAGACGGCGCTTATTACTGCTATGGGTAACGAGGCTGCGTTAGATGGTATACCTAAGGCTTACGGCGACCCAGGCGAGCTAGGACGCACAGAACATATTTGGATAGGTGCAGCTACAGACGGGGAATCATTTAACCCTACATTTAGGGCGGGTCGCAAGCGGCGAGAAGAAGAATATACGATAGACGTTACTGTTATGGTTTCCTCTATGGCTAGACCAGAAATTAACGAGGCTAGAGCGGTAACTATAGGTACTGTTATTGCGGAAATGCTAGCAGATGATCCGCAAGTTAATGCGGTTACTAACTTGATGTGGTGCGCTCTTGATGCGTGGGAACTTGACACTATAGAAACGGGCGAGGGTCCGCAAACTACATATACACTTACGCTACGTGCTAAAGGGCGGTTACTGTAATGAAGAAACTTAAGTACGAGGGCGGGCGGGCTAGTATAGACGTTAAGCTACCCTCTGGGCGGCGTATTAGCGTCGTTAGAGGCGATACTGTAGAGGTTAACGCTGTGGATAGCAAGGCTCTACTTGTTCTACCGGGATGGTCTAAGGTGGCTAACCCTATTACCCCTATTGTCACTAATGCTCTTAAGGAGGGCGAATAATGTCTAGTATTCTAGATGTGTCCATACTGCTGGGCAAAGAAAGCACTTACGGTACACCTGTTACGCTTACGGATGCGTTCGAGGGCAAAGCAGATACTTACGAACGAAATATGGACTTTATAGAGTCTGTGGGTTTCCGTGCAGGTTTAGAGGCGCAGCGTAGTGATAGGCGTAACGCTATTAATCTAGGTGGCGAGGGTAGTCTAGAGATAGACGTGCTTACTACCGGATGGGGCTTTATCCTGCAAGCTATGCTAGGGTCTGTTAGTGGGCCTACACAGATAGCGGCTACTACTGCCTACAAGACTACCGCTACCACTACTGCGGCTGATCCTAACGACTTCTTTACCGTGCAAATACAGCGGGTGGATGCGGCGGGCTCTTTGCAACAGTTTACACACCATGGCGGGGTTATAACAGGCTGGTCACTATCGCAAGAGGCGGACGGTTTGCTTGTCGCTAATTATGACTTTGACTTTGAGGATGTAGATACGTCTACTGCGGCGGGTACACCTGCTTACGCTGCGGCTAATACCCCGTTTGATTGGACTATGTGCGTTGCTACTTTGGATAGTGTTTCTACCGACATTATCTCCATGGAACTTAGCGCTGATCTAGGACTTAAGACGGATAGGCGCTTTCTGCGTGGTAACGTACTTAAGAAGCAACCTATTAGGGCTAGTATTCCTAGCTTCGAGGGTACTATTGTTGCAGAGTACGTGGGCGAAGCGCAGTACAATGACTTTGTAGCGGGTGATATTATTCCTATTACCTTTACCTGGACTGGTGCTATTATTGCGGGCTCAGAAGTAGAGGAAATAGTTATTACTCTTGCGGCTTGCCAATATACCGGTAATGAGCCTAAGCAATCGCTTACCGATACTCCACAAATTTCGCTACCGTTTAAGGTGCTAGATAATGGTACTGCGGCTGCGGCTGTGATTACTTACACTAGCATAGATACTAGCCTGTAGGTTAAGATGCCTAAGCAACGTCCAGCCATAGAGGTAGAGGGTACGAGAGAGCTACGGCGGGCGTTGCGTAAGGTAGAAAGTACCGATATTAAGCGGGCTCTTAAAGACGCTAATAAGGGTGCTGCGGAGGTTATTAAGGACGAGGTTGTTAGCCGGGTACCTGTCCGTAGTGGTAGGCTTAAGAAGTCTATTAAGGCGGCGGGTACTCAGGCTAAGGGTTCTGTTAAGGCGGGTACTGCGGCGAGGGTTCCGTATGCGGGACCTATCCATTACGGCTGGGCGGCTAGGAACATTAAGCCTAACAAGTTCTTGACAGATTCCGTTTCTGCTAAGATGGCAGATGCACGGGATGTATACGAAGAATTAATGGATGAAGTTATGAGGGTCATAGAATCCACTAAGTTTAGGGCGAGATAAACGCTATAAACTATTATACTTGTAAGGGGTATATTATGAAGATAGATATAGACGAGCTAACACTAGCAGAAATAGCCGACCTAGAGGACGCTTGCGGCGGTATCTCTATGGAGGATATCTTTGCAGAAGGTGCGCCTAGAGGGCGTCCGCTTATGGCTCTTGTTTGGGTATTTGAGCGTAGGCACAATCCAGACTTTACGTTAGAGGATGCCGGTAATATGACGGTATCACAAGTGCAGATAGAGAACGTACCGCTAGACCCTACCGAAGCCAAAGATTAGACGTTAAAGCATCTTTAGCGCTAAACTTTGGCATATCATGGACGGAAGCAGGTAATTTACCGCTTAAAGAGGTTAACTATCTGCTAGATATCTTGCGTAAGCGGGATGCAGAATCAGAACGCAAACAGGATCAAGATAAGCGGGAAAGTAAGCAGGGTAAGGGCATTAGCCTTAAACCTATTATAAGTTAGGGCGGGTATACTGTGGCTAAGCCAATTACGGTACTGATTACGGGCGATACCTCCGGGCTTAGTAAGGCTGTAGGGCAAGCGGACGGGATGTTTGGTAAGCTAGGGGCTGCGGGCGGTGCTGCGGCGCTTGCTATCGGTTCTGCGGCTGTGGTTGCGGGCGGTATCCTTGTCGGTATCGGTATGCAAGCGGACGAAATGCGCAGCAATATCATTAAGGGTACGGGCGCTAGTGGCGACGCTTTAGAGGGTTTGTTTGATTCTGCTAAATCGGTATTGACTACCGTACCGGATTCCGGCGAGCTTGTTAGCAATACTTTAGCGGATGTTAATACGTTCTTTGGGGCAACAGGGGACGAGCTAGAAGATTTAACAGAATCGTTCCTAGACTTTGCACGGGTTACAGGCGTAGACACTACGGCGGCTATAGGCTCTTTGGATGCTGCGTTTGTGCAGTTTGGCGAGGATTCTAACGTAGACGAGGCCCTAGGGGATCTACTGCGGATTAGCCAGGCTACGGGTGCGCCTATGGCTA